CATCTTCGCCTACGCCAAATGGCAGGGCGACAAGATCAAGGCCCTCGAGGAGAAGGTCACGGGCCGCGAGAAGCAGGAAGAGCAGGCCCGCACCGTCGCCGAGCAGGACCGCGAAATCTGGTCTCACTGGAGCGAGTCTGCAAACGCTTACGCCGCCGAGAAGACGGACTTCGGCGATGCGGTCAAGTTCTTATCCGACGCGCGGACGAAGCAGCTTGCTGCATTTGGCGCGATCGATCCGAATTTCTCGACAGAGCAAGGGCGGCTGAACCAGATCAACGCTGAGCTTCGGCACATCGTCATGAACGCCAAGCAGAAGGGCCAAAATCCTGCCGAGGTGGTCTATCAGATCGCCGCGGGCTACGGCTACGCCCCTTCGGCGCCGGCGGACCCTGGCAAGGTGGCGCTGCCCGATAAGCTCGCGGCAATCGACGCCGCGCAGAACGCCTCCCGCACGCTGGCAACGCCTGGCGGCCGGAACGCAGCAGAACCCATGACGGCCGAAACCATCGCCTCGATGTCGGCCTCCGAATTTGACGCCTGGTACACGAACAAGGACAACCAGCGTCTCTTTGCGAAGATGATGGGCGGCTAACCGCTGCCTATCCTTTCATGAGCTTCAGGGCGGCTTTAAGCCCTTTCGCCCGCCGTTGCGTCAACACGGCACCGTCACAAGGCCGGTCAGCCTTCTTCGCCCGCTCACGGCGTCATGTGCAGCACCAAACCCGCAAAATCCCCCATTTAAAGGAAACAGCACATGTCTGTTACGACCTATGGCGTCAACGACGCCCTGGCGAACAAGCTGTGGTCCAAGAAGCTCGCGGTTGAGGTGTCCAAGGCAACAGCCATTGCGCCTCTGATCGGGACTTCCACCAACAGCATCATCCAGCTCAAGGACGAAACGCAGAAAGCCGCCGGCGACAAAGTCACCTTCGGCCTCCGCACTCAGCTCATCGGCGACGGTGTGTCTGAATCGCAGATCCTGGAAGGCAACGAAGAAGCGCTGACCACCTACTCTGATGCCATCTTCATCAACGAACTGGCCCACGCCGTTCGCGTGAAGAACGATCAGACGATCGACGCCCAGCGCGTTCCTTTCTCGCTCCGCGACGAAGCCAACTCCGGTCTGACCGACTGGTATGCCGACCGCCTGTCCATGATGTTCTTCATGCAGGTCGGCGGCTTCACTGCCAACCAGATGGCCTTCGAAGGCCGCACCATCAACGTCGGCGCCGTTCATTACGGCTTCAACGCCCCGACTGCTCCGACGCGCGTCATTCGCGCCGGCGCCCAGGCGTCCGACCAGGCGCTCACCTCTGCGGACGTGTTCAACCTGCAGCTTATCGACAAGGCAGTCGAAGCGGCCAAGGTTGCCAATCCGAAGATCCGCCCGGTCAACGTCAACGGCGAGAAGGTCTACGTCATGTACCTTCACCCATATCAGGTCACCGACCTTCGGACGAGCACGTCCACCGGCCAGTGGCTTGATATCCAGAAGGCCGCATACATGGGCTCGCGTGCCAATAACCCAATCTTCGACGGGTCGCTTGGCATGTACAACGGCGTCGTCCTGCGTGAAGCAGAACATGTCGTTCCCGGCGTCAACGGCTCGACCGGCGCACAGATCACCACGGTTCGCCGTGCTGTCCTGCTCGGCGCTCAGGCTGCGGTCGCTGCCTTCGGCATGAAGACGGCTCCCGAAAAGTACAAGCGAGTCGAAGAACTCTTCGACTATCAGCGCGAACTCGGTGTCTCGGTTCAGACGGTCCTCGGCATGAAGAAGGCTGTGTTCAACAGCAACGACTTCGGCGCCATCGTCGTCTCCACCTACGCCGCTGCGCACACCTAAGGAGGCCCTGACATGGCTACTGGAACCGCAGCAACAACCGCCCGCCAGCTTGCAACGCAGCAGATTCACTATCTGCGTTGCGGCATCAGCTTCGCCGACAACGGCGTGGCGAAAGTCGTGGGCATCATCCCGGCAGGGTCGCAGATGGTCAACCTCATCTCCGGGGTTTTCGTCCGCGAAGTGTTCAACGCCGGCACGACCAACGTCCTCGACATCGGCACGAGTGCCAATGACGACCTGTACGGCACCGATATTGCGCTGGGCACCAAGGCATTCGTCGCCCTCGACGAAGCAGCCACGGCCACCGACGTCAATACTTGGTACGTCACCGCCGACACCACGATTACCGCGACTGTCGCCCTTTCCGGCACCGCGGCAACGACTGGTCTGGCGGAAGTCGTCATCGCCTACATAGTCGACAACGACAGATGATCACTGAAGAGGGCGGGGGAACTCGCCCTCTCTCCTTTGGAGAATTTTCATGAGTGATTTTGATTGGCAGCTTGTTTCCTTCGAAGACCCGAAGCCGGCGGCAAAGGCAGACGAGAAGGGCACCTGCCCGAAATGCGGCCGCCATATCGGCAAGGGCATCCACTTTCACGTGAAGGCTTGTGATGGACATCCTGCAAAAGCTGGCTGATCTCGGCTTTACCAACGCCACATTGCTGAATGAAGCTCAGGGGCTGGTGCGTATCCGCACGTCCAAGGGCTGGGTCTATGAGCGCTTCAAGACGGAAGCCCAGATCGAAGCGTGGGCCGCGCGCAATAAGCCAGAGGTAACGGAATGACGATGTTCTCCGATATCAAGGCGGCGATCGCCGACGACATTGACGATACGACCGGCGAATATGCATCCCAGATCGCCACCGCTGTTCTTGCCGCGATCCGTTATTGCGAGCGGAAGACATATTATTTCAACGAGACGCGCGATGTAACCTTCTCGACCGTCAATGGCCAAGAATGGTACGGCGCGGCAGATAACGCCAATATCCCGACACTGGTCCGGATCGTCGCAGCATGGACAGAAGACAGCGCTGGCCAGCGTGACGAACTCGTCCGCATGATGCCATCGGACATGGAGCAGCTTGCCGATAGCTCTGGCTCCCGCGGCGAACCTTATGCCTTTACCTATTTCGGCCAACGCATCCGGCTTTATCCAATGCCTGACGCGACGGCATACACAATCCGCCTGCAGCTTGGCCCTTATCGGCTGACGCCTCTTTCCGCTGACAGCGACACGAACGCATGGCTTTCCGAAGCCTACGACCTCGTGAAGGCTCGGGCGAAATACATCCTGGCGAAGGACACGCTGAAAGATGCCGCGGTCGCCGCCGAAGCCCTGAACGACTTCAACGACCAGGACAACGCGCTGACTGGCGAAACCACAAGCCGGAACGCCACCGGTTACATCAGGCCAACGGATTTCTGATGCTGATCGATATTGCAGAATACCGGCCCGATGTCGCTGACCTGAACACGGATTTCACCGACGAGCTGTTGAACGTCTTGGCAGCCAATGGGTCATATATCCCGGCGCCATCGTTCGAGGAGTTGACGGCAGCCTTGGGTGCTCGTCCTAACGGATGGCTCTCTGTAAGAAGCCTCGACGGGACTATCCGGTTCTTCGTCGGCACGAATGCGAAACTCTACCTGCTGAACAACACCACGTTGGCCTGGGATGACGTTTCGCAGGCCGCAACGACATACGGCGCCACTCAGGACATTCCATGGTCCCTTAAGGCTTTCGGCAATTTTGTCATCGCGGTTAACCAGAACGATGACCCGCAGGTTTACGAGATCGGAACTGACATTCTGTTCCGGGATCTTGGCGGCAGCCCACCGCGCGCCGGCGGCATTGCGATCTGGGGCGATTTCGCCGTTCTATTGCGGCTGACGAGCAACCCGAACCGCGTGCAGTGGTCTGGTCTGAACGATTGCGAGTTCTGGACGCCTGGCACGAACAACAGCGACTATCAGGATTTCCCGGATGGAGGAAGGGTTCAGGGCTCGACGGACGCCACGAACCCGCTCATCCTGATGGAAAGCGCGATCCACCGCGGCACTTTCGTCCCCGGATCGGCGGAAATCTTCACCTTCCAGAAGATCCATGACAAGCGCGGGGCGAAGTCACCATATTCGATCGCCGTCCGCGGAGATCTGGGCTTCTTCGCAGACGAAGGCGGATTCTTCCAGATCACGCCGGATGGCGCGGTCAGTCCGATCGGCTTCGAGAAGGTGGACAGGACGTTCTTCCAGCGTATGGGCGTCTCGAACATCTCGAGGATTTATGGCGCGGTCGATCCCTTCTATTCCCGCGTTTACTGGGCGCTCGATTACGACGGCGACGGCGTGTACGACCAGATGCTGGTCTATGACTGGCAGTTGACGCGCTGGACGGTCATCGAGACGGCGCTTATCGGCATCTTCGCCTTCGCCACATCGGGCTATACGCTAGATGGCCTCGATACATTCGGCGCACTCGATTCTCTGCCATTCCCACTCGACAGCAAGGCATGGCAGGGCGGCGCTCCGGTCCTCGGGGCATTCGGAACTGACTTCAAGCTCGGTGCCTTCTCCGGGACGAGCCTGGAAGCCACGATCGGCACGCCTGAAATAGGCGAGACATCCGGCGTCATCATGCGGACGGAAAATTGCTATGCCGTCGTAGACACGGCCAACGTCTTCGTTTCTGCCGGACTGAGGATGCGCCGCAGCGATACCGTGACATGGCTAGACGAGCAATCACCATCGGCCAATACAGGTCGCGTCCACAAGCGCACCAGGGCAAGGTTCCACCGGTTCAAGGCACGGATACCGGCCAACACGACCTGGCGTCACTTCAAGGGGATAGACGTGACGCCAAGCGAGGCCGGCTCT